GCTTCTATGAAGTTACGCCTTCTTGACCTATTGTCCGGCGATATTACTATGTATGTATGCATGGTCGGATGTTCCATGAGAGTGCATAAATCGATATCATTGACCGTCGAAGCAGCCGAGAAAGCAGAACAAATGGACAACTTCAGCGGATATATCGTTGATTGTCTCCAAGGAGATCTACATTTGAAGTATGAATCACAGAAAAGACGCATCGCTTATCTGGTGCGCACCATCAAGTTGGCCAAGGAACTTGGATCTGGCCATCCAAAGTTCAAGCATGAATGCGAGATGATGCTTCTATGATCAAGTGGCTCTGTCGTTGGGTATTACAACATGAGTTTACTGATGAATATATTCGTGGTTGGAGACATGGTGTTGACCAGGAGCGTATGGAACCTGCATCATGTGAACATCATAAGACTGTGAATTACTATGGTGATGCGTTTCGGAGTGATGAAGAATGAGAACTTTGGTTTATTTTCAATGCCGAGTATGTAATTGGATCGGGACATTGGATGTCTCAGTCTATTCATGGCAAGGAATGGTGAAAGAGAATGCTTTGCCTCTCCACTGTAAAGAGGAAATGATGTGGGATTATGGAGAGGGAGAAGAATGAAGACATGTGAATGCTGTGATATCTCTGGAACAGATGATTGTAAGTTGATTTACCAGATATATCTTTCAAACGATGATGATGAACTCATCCTCCAGGTGTGTCATCTCTGTCATGCGCTGATCAAGAGTCATCTACCATCAGCGAATGATGGTGGTTCTCAAGTCTGAGAACACTTCTTGTAATGCATGATCCATGCAATCGATTGTTTGTGGGTTCCTCGCTTGAACTTCTTTCCACAGTTGGGACATTTGGTGCTCATAGTCTACCCTCAGCGTCGGCGTTTCATTCCCAGAGCCTTCCTGGTCGCTGTGTGTCCACGAGACATGAGCTGAGTGACCTTCGTGCGCGGATGAGCTGCTTTCAGTTTCTTCATCTGCTTTCCAAACTCTCTCTGGTATTTTGAAACCTTACGCTTTTTCTTAACTGGGATTACCAATTCCGGTCCAGCCTCACCAATGAGAGCTATTGTGGGTTGAGTGACTAATCCCCCCATGGCCATTCTTCTGATTCCTAATTCGGGATTAGGTAGATCTCCTCTTGCTGCTTGTTCCAAACAGGCTTCTACACCAGCTTGGAATCCATCTCGATAACATTCTTGACAATCTCGGGCCATTATCTCTTACGGAACAGGCTTGCTGTTTTGATTCCTTCTCTTACAGCTTGGGCTTTTACATTCATAATAGGATGTAGGAGTGGGTTCAATGGATTCCTGTACCATCGATTGATGCATGCAATCATCCGTCTATCTGCAGCTACACTACAACCGCCCTGACTACAACTACGATCATGAGTGCGACAACAGCGGTCCAACCAATCGGTTGCGGGGTATGTCCAAGAACCCTGATAATCTTCAGAGGCGACTTTTTGTCCACCGGTCCAATTTGGACCACACCAATTTCCATGGATCTTAACCAGATGACCACTTCACGAGAGAAGTTCAGACTGGACAAGAGCTGCGTACACTGAACTGGATGCTTTGGCTCTGTATCCATATATTCGGCACTGGCAAGCCTTCACGTTTCCGTTATTGGTGCCAACCACATTTAGGAATGCGTTGGAAGTTGCGATGATGCCAATGTTTCCGGCGTATGGATCGGTATAGATTGGGTCCTCTCTCTGGAACGCAGCTCCATCGACAGATGCTGCATTCATGATGAGCTGCTTCTGCGAGGTGGCTAGAACATTCGAGTTCGCAATTGTTCCCACTCCAGTGCGGAGGGTGGTTGATAATGAAGCATCAACGCTTGTGCTGGTAGCGACGACAAGGTCCGGTGCGTCGGGATCTAGTTGCACCATAGTCACAACGAATACCTCGTTGTCCAGGGCGTTCAGCTGCAGTTGGATCTCTTCAAAAACTGGTGTCCCTGCCACTAGTTCGACTGCTGTTGCGCTTATCTGGATGCTATCTGACGTTCTCTTCAGGCTCATGAATTCATCGAGACGCCCGCGGCTTATCAATCATCAGTCCTATGCAACCGGCTTATCTTCCGCCCCGCGAGGGTGTTCTTCCGCCGCCAATTCCCAACCCGTGCGTTAAGAGGCCACACGCACCCAGCGGAACAGGAGGCAGTTGCTTCTATGAAGTTACGCCTTCTTGACCTATTGTCCGGCGATATTACTATGTATGTATGCATGGTCGGATGTTCCATGAGAGTGCATAAAT